TCGATGATGACAACAATCCTGTTTATCAGGGCATTGATCAGTCGAAGCTCGTGCCATTGCTGACGGCTGCGCTTCAAGATGCAATCGGTAAGATTGAAACGCTTGAAGCAAAAGTCGCAGTCTTGGAGGCCGCTTGATGCAACGCCCTGACCCTTTGATGACCGCCAGCTACGGGGCGACAGATATTGCTGTGCAAAAGGCAAGAGTTCTTTGGATGGAAGAGCTATTTTTCTTGGATGGCCGCGACATGATCAGCCATCCTCAGCACGGTCTCTTTGTCGGCTTGGCGGAGAAATACCGCAACTTGGAGTCAACTGACGGCTACTGATGGCCAAGTCACTTAACGGGCAAAACTTTGTCCCTAGCAGGCCAAAAAAGACACGTCAAGGGGATGGATCACATTCAAAACCGTCCCATGGGCGAAAGAAGTATCGTGGCCAGGGAAAATGCTAATTCTCTTCCAAATGATCAAGCGTCTTGTTTTTGGTGCAGCCGCTGGCGCACTTGCCTTGGCACCCCTCTCTGCCCGCGCAGACTGGTACGTCAATCCTGAGTTCAACGGTGCCAGCTTTGGCGACGATTACCTGGGTGGTGCGATCAATTTCGATCTTGGATTCGAGGGTTCCTCGGGTGCTTATAGCTACTACGTCCAAGGCGGCCCTGCTTGGCTGATGCCAAATGGAGCTGACAACGAGATTGAATTTGCCGGCAAGCTTGGCGGTGCAATTCAAGCTTCTGAGAACGTCTCTGTTTATGGAGAGCTGAGTGCCGTTACTGGCGACGAGCTGTCTGTAGGTTCAAAGCTTGGCCTGAAGTACAGCTTCTGAGCTATAAGTAAATCAGATTCCTCACACGTTTCTGCACTGGGCTCCCGCGAGGGGGCCTTTTGTGTATCTACAGAGCCATGCAAAAGCTATTTAACGTGATGACTGTGGCATCTTTTGCGATGTCTGGGGCACTGGTTGCTGGTGGCGTGATCGCTTACATCCGCATTCCATCAATGGCTAACAAGTACATCAGCGAGATCAAGCTTGAGCTGACTGAGATGCTGACGCAGATGATTCCTGTTGAGATTGATGGGGCTCTGCCTGAGCTTCCGACATCAACGGGGCCTGCGATTCCGTTTGCTCAGTAAACGAGGCGAGCCATTCCCGGATCTTTTGTCCCGTGGGGGTTGATTTAGGCCAACGTATGAAGGCCAGCAATTTTTTGGTGTCGGTGAACGACATGGCAGTCGGTCCAGACTTGCAGATGTAAACCACGGGCGGGCCCTCTCTCATCCGCACTTGCTCAATAAACAAAGACCCTGCACAGAAACGCTCGCTCTTCATGCCGGAGATCCCAGAAATACAGATTCCGGAGATACAGATCAGGGCAATACCTGAGCCCCATGTTCTGCCCCCTCCGGTTACGCAGAACTTAGCCCCCAGGCCCATCTATGAGGTGCCGGGATGCGCCAGGGTTCACAGGGACGCACATCTGAACCCGTCGCTGCTGCGGGATGACCCAAACGGTGTGGGCATTACCTGCCCTGAGGGCCAGCTGCCCAGCTACACGCCCATGGAATGGGACCCCAAGAAACTGCAGATCATCGAGCCAGAGCCTGCACAGAACCAGCAGCAAGAGCAGCCACCAGCAGGGCAAAAGACCAAGCCGAAGCCACCACCTGAGGAGAAGCCACCGCCAGAGGTCAAGTGTCCGCCAGCTGATGCCACAGAGGTGGGCACCTTGTCACCCAATGGCCGCAAGATCCTGGAGTCTTACGAGCTGGTCGATGGTGTCTGCAAAGAGGTTTACCGGAACGTGCCGGTGACAGAGCAGCTGATCAAGGCGGTGCCGTCGCCCTACGAGGCAGCACAGACCGCAGGCATTGCCGTGGTGGCCACCACAGCTGCGCTAAGCACGCCGTTTTTGGTGCGGATCATCAAGCCCGTTGTCAAAAAGCTGCTGACCAAGGCGAAGGAGATTGTGACCCGTAAGAAGGAGGCGCGGCCTTCTACTTTCCTCCGGAGGCAGGCGCAGCGGAAGGCGCGGAAATAGCGTGCGTGTGGGGCACCATTTCGACCGGCGGCACGGTCACGATCAGGTCACTACAGACCACCGCCATGCGCCCAACGAAGCGGACGCCTTTGGCCGCCAAATCCCCGCACTGCTGTGCCCGGAATAATTCGTGCTCCAACCTTTTGGTGGCCAGCAGCTGTTCCTGGAGCTTGATGTTTGTGGCCACAGCTTGGCGGCACTGATCCGCAAGCCTGTTATCCAACGGCACCGAGAAGGTGGCCGTGATGCCGTAGTTAAGAGATCGGCGGTCCTTCTCAAAGCGTGGCAGCTCCGAGTAGTAGAGGACCTTCCCAGGCTCGTCGGGCTCCGAGTCATCATTAGCGTCGGCGGTGGAATAGACCGGCGTGCGGGTCACAGACTCAAAGGGCAGATCCCAGTTTCTGGCCCCAGTGACGAAGGGCGACACGGTGAGCGTTGGGCCTGGGCATTGGATGCCCTGCGACATCCGGTAAACAGGGTGCGGTCCCGTCATCATCTGGTAGGCGTTCACAGTCGCTTGCCCGGTGCTCGTGCTCTGCGGGTTTGCCACTGTTGTGTTCGCGTGTGCAGGCCCGCCCAGGGCGAAGGCTACTGAGAGAACACCGATTGCGACTCGGTTGTAGTGGTGGTCTGAATCGTTCTGGTCACATTCGTGACGGCATCTAAGCCCGGAGATAGGAATGACTCGGTGATGCTCCAACTTGCGCCAGGGTTGACGACTTGCCATTGGGGTTTGGTTTCAAGTTTGGGGCTAGTCCAAGAAAAGCTGACGCCGCCGACGGTCTGGTTGTTGGTGACGGTGGCTTCGGGTGAGATCGGCACATCACCCACCGTTTCGACGTTGTGGCCTGCTGCTGAATAGCTGTAGCCGGTCCGGTAGTTGTAGCTGGTGATTTGCTCAGTTATCACCGTCTGAGACTCACTCCGAGAATTGAGCTGCCCCTGGGTGAATTGGGGCACCAGGGGCGCTGTGAGCCCTGGACTAGGCAGCAGCAAAACCAGCAGCCAAGCCCTAATCAATCTCGATCTCCATGCTGTTGCTGAGGATCGCACTGGTGCCCGCTCCGCCTGCGGTAACCGTCATGATTCCGCTGCTCAGATTGGTGGCGGCTAGTGTCCCCTTGACTCCTCCCGAACCCGTGACGACTTCGCCGTATGTCGGCAGATCGTCAACGGTGCCGGTTGTGGTGGTCACCTCGGTGGCCGCATTTATCGTATCGCCGACCACGGCCGACTCACTAAACGAGAAGGCACTACCGGCGGTTGTGACCGCGTAGTCGGTGTCAACCATGGCAGGGACGCCACTGGTCAGGCTGCCAAGGTTCAGGCCACCGATGGCACCGCTGGTTGTACTGCCGCCGCTGGTGACACTGGGCGTGACGTTTGTGCCTGACGCGCTGTAGGTGGACCCGATCCGCTTGGCGGAGCTGTAGGCCTGATCCACCGAGATCTGGGCGCTCTGAACGAGCCGGTGGGTAATCTGAGCATGAGCCGGGGCAGCCAACAAAGTGATGCCCAATACAAAAAGTGCGCGGGTCATTTGATGCCAGCTTTAGAATCTTTCTCAACGATAACGTTCTTCTCATCTCGTTTCTTGCCTGTTCTATTCATTGTCAGGCCGTAGGTACTAGCGGTTGAAGCGAGCAGCGAGGCCGAGAAAGTCACATCAATCGACCCTTTGAAATAACCCAAATAATTCGCCGTGATAATCCCCATGGCCCAGAGCATGATCGTGATGCGTACAAAATCGCCAAGCCAGCCATGGTCTTGGTCTTCCTGTTCCTGGCCTTGCGTTTCCTTGGTCTCTGCCATGATGGTTTGACGCTAGGGGTCGAATGGTGGTTGAAGTTTGGGCTGCTGTCGCTGGGGCGTCTGTCGGTGTCGCGTCTGCTGGGCTGACTGGCATGAGCCGTCAAAGCCAGCAAGGACGTGACTCGTTAATACGACTAACCACCGCCGTCGATAACTTAGCCAGTCGGCTTGATGTTCTCCACGCAGACATCAGGACTCGCGACCAAGAGATTTTTGCGCGACTGGCAAATCTTGAGCAGTCAGTGGCGAGATTGGAAGGCCACAGCAATCGGAACTAAGGTATTGGTGAAGTTCAAAGCAGTCCCATGGTTTTGATCATCAAGCCGATCTTGATGGCTTTTCTGAAATCAACCGCTGTAAAACGGCTGGTCTTAGATCTTCTCCGCGCTTATAGCAAGACGACGGACAACACCATTGACGACCAAATGTGCGATTACATCAGCAAGAACTTGCTGGGACCGCGCATTGAGAAGTGAAGCTATCCGCATTTTCCGCAACTGGCTGGTTTATTGCAGGCGGCGCGGTAACGCTGTTGCTCTGTACCTCAATGGTTGTTTTCGTCGCTGGATACACCTCTGGCACAGCCAGTTGCGACCAAGCAAGATCAGGCCAGCTTTAGCGGTCACATCCGTGCTGTCGCTACTTCCGTTTTTCGAGTGGTACAAGCCAGACGTGCCGCATCGCATGGCTGCCATCAAGCAGCTAGAGGAGGCGATGCCTGTTGAATTACTGTCTGAAGACGCTGAATGGTTTCAGGCGTGGAAAGCCAGCGGCATTGACCAGGAGGTGTACTTGCCTCGTTACTTCAAACAACTTGATCTGCCTGGCGGTGAAAGAAAGTGTTTCACCTCGGCTGCGGCAATGGTCGCGGCGCACGCAAAAGTTGTGACCTCGCAGGAACAGTACGAAGAGGTGAGGCGCAAATATGGCGACACAACCTCTGTTTACGCTCACATCAAAGCACTGACGAGCTTGGGCCTGCAGGTTCG